CCTGAATGCCCTGTTGGCAATACAGGTGTTGCTAGTATGTGGAATAAGCGGATGGACAAAATCTCAACAAGATCTGCTGAAAACCTCGTACTCACTGTCACCAAACGATCATGTTTGGGACTGGGAGCTTCGGCTTCCATTGTTCAAATTGTTGAGTCACTAGTTTGGCCCTTTGTCGCGCGACGATCCTTACGTTCTTCAACTGAAGAGTGCGGGAAATCGTCGTGGTTCAGCGACAAAGAGTTGAATCGATTCGTTCATTCAATGCGTAAAACTGCGCAGAGATTGATCGAAGTCTCTAGTGAAGATGACCGAGAGCAGACTTTCATGAAGTTCTGGCTCGATACCCTCCTTTGTCAGGTCTTTCAAGATCCTCAACGTCCCGCAAGGGACGAATGGATCGTGAAACCGCTATTTGTGGGTTGGTGCAAGAGATTTGTTGCTCGCGCCGTTTCGAAACGTGACGTTTCCTTCATCTACTCCCTCCAGAAAGGGTCCAAGCGTGCTTGGCCCTCACTGGGGGAGGCGAAGAAAGCGTTAGCGCTATCGAAACATGCAGAACGTTTAAGTACGTTCCACGGCTTCATAGGAGACGATTTGCAGGAAGTGATTCAATCAACTTCCGCGTTCGTCTTCCGCGAAGCGGCAGCTTCGGCGACAACGAAATTCATGCCCAGTGGTTCCGCTTGCTTACAAGCATCACGCCGTGATGGCGGTGCGTTAAGCATGACTAAGCGGTTCCAACTCCCCTTATCAAGTATAGAGTCTTCCATGATTGGAAAGCTCCCTGTCTTGAATGCCGGTATCAATACTTGGCGAACTTCACAGTTCGACCTTGTGGAGAGACAAGCGATTGAGAGAATCACAACTCCGGACGAATCCGGACATCTCCCCGCCCTCGATGTTGAAGTAGTAGCTATTCCTGAACCAGGAAAGTTCCGCATCATCACCAAGGGAGATGGTTATCTTTACTCGGCGCTCCAACCTATACAAGGGATTTTACTCTCTTGTTGGAAGAAGCACCCAGCGTCCACTATGTTGTTCAATGATCTGACACAACGAGTGAACGAAATCGAATCAAACGTCAAACTACCGTTCTGGTGCAGCGTTGACTACGAAGCAGCGACTGACTTGCTCAAGAAGGATGCATCTTTGGCGGCCCTAAGGCCACTGTATGATATTCCCCAAAGTGAGCTCGCCTGGTTATCACTGTTTCCTGGTCGTGCGAAATACCCGGATGGGACAGTTGTTGAAGCAATAGAAGGTCAGCTCATGGGTCATCCCTTGAGTTTTCCTTTCTTATGCGTCATCAACCTTGCTGTCTATCTACGCGCCATTGAGGCGTGGATGGACGTCGACAGATCTAGTCGACAGAGGATTGGATTCATCATGCGTGAGAACGTGTTAGTCAATGGTGACGACATGCTCTTTAAGTGTGATGAGTCATTCTATGAGGTCTTTAAGGGAATCGCCGCTGAAGCGGGATTCAAGCTCTCCGTGGGAAAGAATTACTTGTCAAAGGATTGTTGTATGATCAACTCACAGGTTTTCAAACGATCGAATGGTCGAATGAAACGATGTGGTTATCTGAACATGAAACTGATTAAGGGCTCATCGCTGAAAGGCGGTGACTCCGAAGCAACTCCAACTCAAATCGGGAAAGATCTCTCCGAGATGGTTCAGTTATGTCCTTGGGCAAATTGTTCCGTTCCCGCCGCGCTTTCGCGGTGGAAGAATGACTGGTTTGGTCCAATCTACCGGCCTAACTGGTACCTACCCGTTCATTTGGGTGGGTTCGGTTTGGATAAATCGATGGCTCCGGCGACTTGGCGTGTTACCCGCTCTCAACGAGAGATGGCAGCGCGCTTCGTTGCTGATCCGACGATGGCTCTTTACCGGCGTAAGGGAATGAATATCCCTACGGCCAAGTTGGCTGGTGCTCTAGCAAGATGGAGAATGGTTGTGGGTTCATATGTGCCAACGGAGAACGAATCTTCGGATGTGCAGGATGCCTGGTTGGAACGGTTAGCTTACGCTTCCCGTGCCCACCAAGGCGCCCAGCATGTCTCAGATTCTGTCTTCGTCGCCAAATTTAAACCACAGTATAGGTTGAAACCGATGTCCATGGAAGGAATCGATCTCTACTGGAATGCGCAGGTCTTCGCAGTCCAACCTCCTCCTTGTCCCCCAATTGGGCTGATTAAAGTTCGTAAATCGCTGTTCCTCTAGGGAGGCCAGCGCGACTACCGGAGTCGTTAACTCCGGGCGGGGTTATGTTGTGTAATTGCCCAAAACGGTGCTTTCTGTCTGCAATGGTAGCAGGAAGCTTAATACTTCCGTGCTAACCAAAATGCCGAGAGACTGCACGGCGCTTCGGTGGCTGTCACAAGTCGGTGTGTTCTTGAGCTTCTAGATGCTTTGGAAACTTGTTTCTCGTAAACGCTAAATAGCGTTACGAGTCAAGTTTAAAGTCCATAAGCAGCAAGTTCAACAACCGGACCGTGTGACGTCAACGTTACAACATGATGTACAGTCCTTGCTTGATACTGCAAGGATCCCGTGTTTAGTATCACGAGCTTGAACATTTTCGTTGACTTTCCTTCGTCAACAAAATTTTCGCAATGAATAATGCAAAGAACAAAACAGGATCAAAAGGATCCAAAGTGCAAAATCCAAAACCTAAGCCGAAGAACCCTGAGGGTCGGTCGTCGATTGGGAGCGCTCTTACGAGACGCTTTCGAAACGATGCCCCTTCTGTTTCGGGTTCTCCTTTTAGTGGTGATGGTTCCATTGTCGTCAGACACAGGGAATATATTGCAGATGTGCTGGGGTCGGTGGCTTATGCTGTTACAAGCTTTTCCGTTAACCCTGGCCTTTCTACAACTTTTCCGTGGCTTTCGACAGTGGCAGCAAACTACGAATCGTATAAATTCCGACGACTTCAATTCCTCTACGAGACCTCCAAGTCAACAAACACCTCAGGGAGTTTGATGCTTTCGATGGACTATGACGCGGCCGACTCCTCCCCTTCTAGTAAGGTGGAGCAGATGGCCATGTTCAATGCCGTTAGGTCTGCGGTTTGGGATGAATGTGTGTTGTCTGGCGATAAGAAAGACCTCCAAAAGTTCGGCGTCCAACGATATCTCCGGAATGCGGCCTTGGCTGCAAACCTGGATATCAAGACGTACGATATTGGTAACTTTCTTGTAGGCACGATTGGTTGTGCGGACACTTCCACACTTGGCGAGTTGTATGTGGAGTATGAAGTTGAACTTCACACTCCGCAGCTCTCGAACCAAGCGTTAGCGGCAACGGGGGAGAGGATTACGGGGAATACGAGCATATCCAAGACTCAAATCTTTGGAACTGCTCCGACCACCGCAGGCTTCGCCTACTTTTCCGCAAGCGTCAATACAATCACCTGCCTTGTTGCAGGAACTTATATGATAGTCGCTAGTGCTGCAGGAACCGGAACTACGACGATCTCCAATACCGTTACCGGTACGGCGACCGCCGCGGCACTTGGTTCAGCTGGTGTCTGCTCAAATGGGGCAGCAACCCAGGCACTTTTCTTACTCCTCGTCACGGCGTCGGTCGGCCAGACGGTGATCTTTGACTTGAGTGGGGGAACTACGGTTACCGCATTCAATGTCAGAGTCGCCGAGTGGTCTTCTGGCGTCGCGACGGGATCTGGATCGGACCACTTTGTAATGGTCCCCTGTTGACTCAACAACATTCGGGATGGATTGTAGCTTCCATCTCGTCTTAGAACAAAGTGACTACATCAAGCAACACGAGTGTTGCTCAATGACTACGTCGAAAGGACTTATCATCGTATCAAGGTCCTCATTTAGCAAATGAGGGATAAGAAACGGGAGAAATCTTCGGTGAACGTCAACTTTGAGTATCCGACTGTGAATGTGCTCGTAGAGATACGCGGCTGGTGAACTGTAATGGTGTCATCTCTCTCTGATCTTCGAAGGAAGAACCGGGAGGCAATCGTAAAGTTAATTCACGACTGGAGAAAGGGGACGACGGTACGGCTCAAAAGGCTGTATACCGCAGAGATCTGTAAAGGCAGTGTCCACTCGGGACCCCGGCTTTGACAAGATGACTGCGACGAGTTGTTGGGTGGTGTTCGGTGT